TCATAATCTTGCTAAATGGATCTTCAGGATCACCAAGTACGGAAGAACCAGTCGCAGGTGGATTTGATTGTGCGGCCTTTTCCACTTGTTCCTTAACTGCTGAATCGACTGAAGCTTTCAACGTTTCAACAGCGCTCTTAATCGCATCGGCATCACCTAACGCAATAAGTGAATCAGCCATGTCTGTCGGCAATCCCTGTTCAGATAACAGATCTTTCGTACTGTATGACAATTCGCGCTTGTTTAGTTCAGCTTCTCGTTGTTTGAACGCTTCTTCACGTTGCTTCTGTTCTTCGGCCAATTTATCAGCTTCAGACATCTTTGCAAGCTTAGCACCTTCATTCTTGGCATCTTCAATTGCTTGCTTTTGGTCGGCTTCCCACTTTGATTTGGCTTTTTCGATTGCGGCAGCGGAACGCTTGTCGGCTTCGGAATCAAGTTTCGCTTGTAATTCCTTTGGCGTTAAGGTGATTGAATCTTCAGATTCCGTTGATTCGGTATTTTCAGTTGTTTCGGTGCTAGTAGTATCTTCTGACATGGTAATCCTCCTATCCCGACACGAACAATTTATTTTGCAATCCCAACTACGCTATGCACAATCACGATTAATCAATTGTCCCCATCACGACTTTTTTATTTTTTAATCGACAGCAACAAAACTACATAAACAATTCGGGTGTTCTGGAATCATTCCATCGGCCTCGTTTAATGTATATTTCTTGCCATCGTGTGGTTCACAGAAACGGCAAGCGGCCGTATTAGTAACCCACATAACTTTAGTATATCCTAAATCTTTTGCGTTATCAATTCCTTGCTGTGCCATAACGCGAGCACTTTCAGTTCGCAATAATCTTCGTGCTTGCTTTTCTGTTACGTTATATCGATCACGAATCAGCTTTGTTTGTGAAACCGGGTTTGTATGTGCGAGCAACGATTGTTTCATAATACGATTAATATCATTCTTTAACGCATCTTGGTTCGCCCAAATACGATCGCTCCAATTAATACCATCAATTTTACCATCGACTAATTTTTTGATTGCTGATTCCGATACGTCAGCCTTGACATGGTACATTGAGCTGACTTTATCAATCACTAACTTAGATTCACTTTTAAGCTTTTTAGAAACGTGGTCAATCAATCCAATCGCGATTGCAGCAGCTGCGACATACGCAGCATAGGTAATCAACTCATCATTATTGGCCGGCGACTTAACGGATACGCCATTTTTTAGTGCCTGCTGATTAACCATATTGATTAACTCATTATCAGGTAATTGCGAATCGTTGGCTTTTGTATAATCTTCATATCGTTCGTTTAACGCATACCAGAACGCTAATAGGTCTTTCTTTGACCCATTGACTATCTTTCTAATCTCGGCATCACTCTGCGACTGATTGGCCTTGCTGTCCGCGAACTCCTTCATCAGTTTGCGCAGCTGTTGTATTTGTTTGTCCGTCATTGTTCATTACCCCATTCTTATCGACTGAATAATCACTGTTAGCTGATTGTTCTTTCATCATATCAACAATATCTTGTGGGTTCGTTACACCTGGTAATTGTTGATACAAATATTTTTGTGGCAATGTTGCTCCAGCTTGAACCAACGCTTGAATTTGGCTGATACTATCGACTGGTAAATTATCACGGAACGTGAACTTCAATTCCTGTGGATCGAATGTCCAGTCACCATGGATCGAGCTTTCAATGTCACTGATGATCTGATAGCGTGCATATAATCCACGTTCAAACATACGGCGCTTGGTACTTGCCAATTCAACAGTACCTAATACTTTATACTGCATTGCTACACCAGAACTGTTACTTGCAAAATTTTCATCGGTTAAATCGGGTGTATGGCTGAATTTATGAATATCACCAGCAACGCGTTTCTTATACGCCTCAGACCCCACTACATCATAGGACTTGTTAATGTATTTGGCATCAACTGACGTCTGCGTGCCATTAACTGTCATGCCAGATTTTAACAGCAGCATGTTGGAATCTTTCATTTCCTTAATCAATTCCAACTTATCTTTAGCAAGTTTAACCATGGCATCTTCATCATTAGGATCAACGGTATTCATAATATCCGATCCTTCGAACAAAGTATCAATGTCACCTTGGATAATCAACATGGCCTCATTTAAATCAGTCATGTAATTTGCTGTATCTGATTGCGCAGCATCGTAAAGGTCAATCAATGGTAAAACGTTTTCGAAGTCTCCCAGTCGGAAATTGCTGTTATCAAATTCAACAACTGGGAACGTTGTAATTGGTTTTGCTGTATCAACTGTCATCTTACCCATAATTGGTGTTGGCTTGTAAAGCATATACGTGTCAGCCGTCCACGTTTCGGGAACATAATTGATTGTTGATACTTGGTTATCATCTACCAATTCGATTTGGTGATACCGTACGGCCATGATTGGCTTAGGGTCAACGTCAGTCGAATAAATGACAAACGTGTCCAGCGGATCGAGCTTTGCTAAATGTTCTTCATTGTCTTCGCCACGATAAACATATTCATACGCCCGACCGTAACGCGTCATATCTAGGAATAGATCATAGTTCTCTGCGTCAACATCATTGGCTTTATTAAACGTGTCGAATCCATCGTTATTGCCATCGTCAGGTAATTTTACGTTGATTGGATTACCAACCGAATAAGACGTTTGAAAGTCCGCAATATATTTTGCAAACGAGTGGGTAGCTCGGTGATCGGCCTTACCATCTTCATGCCGTCTTGATTGCTTATCAAGGATCTTTCGGTTATACCCCTGGTAATAGTCATCTAACGTTTCTAATCTTGGTCGTTGATAATTGAAATGATGCGTAATAAATTTCATAACTTTATCAGGCGTTAAATTTTCCAATGATTCTTGGTAAATCAAATTAGCCTGCTTGTGTTTGGTTAAATCATAATCCATGTCAAGCCTCCTATAATCCTAAATTCTTTAGTGTTGATACGCGTTCCTGGTAGTTCATATAATGCCCCGCACGAACGAACATGAACGATTCTAGGGCATAGCGTAATCCGTCAATTCCGTGATTATTCGCGTCTTTCGGCTTATTCAACCAATTTCCTTCTTTGTCCTTATCATAAACGTATGTGTTGAATTCTTCCATCAATCCTTTAACGCGCGGATGCACAACGAAGCGATAAGATTGCATGTATTGGATCCCTTGAATAACACTATCTTTGCCTTTACCCGACGGCTTGATGTTAGGAACACGGTGCTGCTGTGATAATTCAACAATCATACGTTGCTCGGCACTATCAGCGGTGATTGGTAATCCGAACGCTTTGTGACTAGCTAACTCTTGTGCAATCTGATTTGTTAATAAATGCTGTTTATAAAACTCATCGTAAATATAAACAATTCGGTTGTCTTGATCTACAGCAATAAATTCTCCAGCAGTCGGATCATGTTTGAAACCAAAATCTAACCCGACTGACTTTGGCAGGTTAGCAATCTCATCATAAGAAAATTCACGCTGTTCAAACAATCCATCGAATACCAGACCTTCTGAAATTCCCCATTCACCTAACACAGCCACACGAGCACGATTAGGATTACGTACCAGCATTTCTTTCAGCGAATCAATATATGCCTTGTCAAGGTAATTATTATCTTTGTATGTGGTCGTGAATGCCCTAACGTTTGTTCGTTGTGTGTCTTTGTCAAAGAATTCAGATTTTAACCAATGGCGATCAGACCACGGGTTAAACGTTAATATCGACTGATAGAATCCGCGCGGATCGTCTAACTCACCACGCAACGATTCCTCGACCGTGTTAAACCCATCTAATGACTTTAACTCATATGCTTCTTCACAAATATGTTACGTGGTAGCCGCTTATGCTATCACTCTGCTAGTTTCCTAACAGTTCAGACTATCTATTAGTGGCTCACGCCTACTGTCCCTCTTTCAACCCCGCTTGGGGCTTACTCTACTAACTGCACCTCGATGCGCTTTCGATAGTCGTTACACGTTCTATTAATCACGATATGCAAGTCCACGAACAACATGTCCTATAACAGGGTTGCTAACACCGTATTTTCGACCCAACGCTACAGTGCCATGGGTCCGGCTGTTGCGAACGTACTCACTTCTAATTGCTTTAACTTGTTCATCAGTAAGCTTTGCGTTCGCATTATTAGACCCTCGCATTGGCTTTTTAAGCCCATGTTTGTAAGCATGGATCATTTGTTCACTACGTGTTGACCATTCTAGGTTATCGACACGATTGTTCGTTTTATTGCCATCTATATGGTTTACCGTACTTTTATTGTAAGGATTTGGAATGAAAGCTTTTGCTACAAGTCTATTTAGCAATTGAGTATGACCGTGAGTTGCAACTTTCACATATCCATCTTGGTTTAGTGATTTGATGGATAAACATCTTCCAGCAAGTTTTGAATAAAATCTACCGTAGCTGCTAACCATATAATCGCCTTCACAATTTTTCCATTCTTCCATAATTAAACACACCTTTCATATCTTCGTATGCTTAATTATACCATATTATTAATAGCTTCGCTCGGGATTGTCTGCGCCTTTACGCGTTTAGAGTTTCCCCGAATTAAAGGACTTTAACGTGGCCTGATATGTTAAACCACGCCCGACATAATTGACCGACCGTCGGGGTAATCGATGTAATCTTTAATGGCGAATCCATTCCTCTGAAAAATATCTTCTGCCCAGTAGGCTTATAAGTTACTTCCAAAGGTGACGTTGTCCATTTGAACAGTTCATATACGCCTAACGATGCCGCAACCTTCTTTAGAGTAGCGAATGTACTGTCTTTGTGAGTTGTAAAATACTGCCTAATCACTAGCCAATTTACATATGGTCGTGTAATTGTATCAATAATTACTTTCTCGGCAGCAGCATATGACTTACCAGAGCCACGAGATCCTTTGTAAACCAGATACCTTTCTCTGCTATTAAACATCGGGTAATACGCTTTAGAAACGATGTCAGGTACGTTTAAATCGATTGTGTTATCCATTGCTATCACCATCTTCCGGAAGTGTGACGTTTACCACAACTTGACTATCTGCTGATCCGTCAGCTTGCTTTACACGCAATTCAGCCAGTGATGCGTCAGCCTTAGTTTTACGAATCTGCTCAGCCAACAGCTTAGGATTCGTCACGTTATCGCCGTATTTGTCCCGATAGTTATTTTTAAGCCAAAAAATCATCGCCGTATTGTCACCTTTTAAAGCTTTTTTAAGCAGCACATTTTCTACCGCATAGTTTGCTTCTTCCTTTCCTTTTTTTAAAGCCCGACAAATCTGACTATGACTCTTTTTCCAACGTTCAAGGGTTCGTGGTGAAACTCCAATATTAGCGGCTATTTGCTCATCAGTTAGCCCCTTCATTTTCCAGCCACGTAGAAGTGCCAGGTTGTCGTTTTCTAGCCATTCCTTGTATTGTCCAGTAGCCATTGCATTAAGCACCGCCTATCCCTTCTTAATCATATATCCTAATTCAGCTTTACGGCTTTTTTGCCAGTTAACTCTTCCCAACGTTTAATAATTACATCAGCATATTTCGGGTCTAGTTCCATTAGGTATGCATTACGATTGTCTTGCTCACATGCGATCATCGTTGTACCGGATCCACCGAATAAATCTAATACGTTATCGCCTGCCTTGGAACTATTCTTAATCTGGTAATCGAACAGCGGAACAGGCTTCATCGTTGGATGTAGCTTGGATGAAGACGGCTTGTCGAACTCCAGTAATGTCGACTGTTTGCGATCTGAGTACCAATGATGAGAGCCACCATCATTCCATCCATACAAACAAAGCTCGTGTTTCCATTGATAGTCTTGGCGGCCAAGCGTGATTACTGACTTCGCCCATACAAGTACTTCACGAATCTGCCAATCAACGTCCTTAGCGGCACCAAACAATTCATAACTGAAATTAGAAGCATACCAAACATAGAACGTTGCGCCGGGCTTCATATTAGATTTTGCAGCGGACATCATTTTTGCAATAAATTCGCGGAAATCATCGTCGTCCATCTTGTCATTCTTGATAACCAAACCATCAGTGCGGCGATGACGCTTGCGTGCTTCGTCAACTGAACCACCCATTCCAAGTGCCACATTATACGGAGGGTCAGTAATCAATAGGTCTGCCTGTTGCCCATCCATCAAAGTTTTTACTTGATCCGTGTCGGTGGAGTCACCGACCATCAAACGATGACGACCGAGTTGGTAGATGTCGCCGAGCTTGCTTGTTGGTTCTGCAGGTGGTTCCTCGTCGAAATCATCATCAACAACTTCTTCGGGATCAACTAATTCAGTTTCATCGAATCCAAAGTCTCCCATATCTAAATCCGTAATGCTTATCAATTCATCATCAAGTATAGAGAAGTCCCAATCTGCCAATTCGCCGGTTTTGTTATCAGCTAAGCGGTAAGCTTTAACTTGTTCATCAGATAGAATATCAGCAACAACGACCGGTACTTTATCTAACTTTAGCTTTTTAGCGGCTTTCAAGCGTGTATGTCCGACAATGATTACACCATCTTTATCCACTACAATTGGTTGTTGCCAGCCAAATTCTT